TGTGGCAAGGCCAGCAAAGGCTTTCGAGGTTCGATGGGTCATCGGTACCCCCATGTGCTTTGGGTATGATGTGGTCGACTGTCTTAGCTGGGGTGATACGCCCTGTTCGCTGACAGTTCATACACAGGTGTTTATCGCGTGCAAGAATGAGTGGCCTTAGCTTGTCCCAGCTTGTGCCATAGCCCCGCTCATGCCTCGACTGACCGCGCTGATGCTGCTGCCAACCCTCATTGCGATGATTCTCGCAATAGCCTGAACGGTCTGTTGTTTTGCCAGCGCATCCATGCTTACGGCATGCTCGCGGTATTAAGGCCGGCATTGGTTTTCCTCGAGACTGAGTGCTAGCCGCCATGCTCTCCGGCGTTCAGTTCGCGGTGCACCGTCCGGGTGCTGCTCGACCGGCTCACCATCTGCATGCTCAACGAGCGAGTAACACGGATAGACCACCGAGCCGCCGCAGGCATCACCCACTGCATAATCCGCTGCTTTGTTGCTGTCCCATCTGGCCAGAACCCGGAGAAGATATTGCTGGGGCACGCTGTAGCAGACACCATGAATCAACCGAGGCATCGTGATGAAGTCATCGCGGTTCTTATCGGCAATCACCAGGCGTTCGGCTATCTGCATCTGGTACTGTGGCGGGCGCCCAGTACCGAGATAGAAGCTGATGAGGTTATCAGGGAAGCGAGCCAGCCATTCAGCAACAAGTGAGGCAAACCCTTCAACGGGCAGCGCATCGTCCTCCAGCACGACCACTCGACAATCCTGGTTAGCAGCCCACTCCAGTGCGCGGCGGTGGTTCCAGTTTGCACCATTGTCGCCTTCATCAATAAACAGATGGGCGTCTAGTGAAAATGCAAGGTTGGTTAGCATAGTGCCGCGCCGATGATGTCCAACCACTGCAAACTTTATCGGCAATATCATTTGGCTGCCTCAAGAAAAAGCCGCACATTGGCGGCAAATGTTTGAACATCAGTGTGTTTCTCAACCTCATCCCTGGTTACTATGTGGATTCAGCCCGTCCATGTTAGGGCATGGACGCACACAGCAATGAGGGATGGCTGATTACCTCTGGAAAGGGAAATAACATGTCTTATTTACATAGTCGTGAATGGGTTAATTCTGGAAAAATTGTTTCAGTTCAATGCTCGCACCAGATTAACGTTCTCGTAATGGATGATAATAATTACAGCAAATATAAGAGAGGTGAAAACGCCACTGTATACGGTGGGTTTTACACTCATTTCCCTGCAAACATCGCTGTGCCACACACTGCTCACTGGAATATTGTCTTAGCACTTCCGCCTGGCCATAGAGCAAATATCAGCCATTCAATTAACATTCTCGGATAAAAGTAACTGACCCTTAGCCTGAAACAGAGCATCCTCAAGGGCGGCAATGATTCTTTGCTGTGTGCCGTCCTTTAAATATTCTTGCGACAAAACACCTTCCTGGGTAACAGAATCACGCATCCATACTTTCACGCCATTTTCTGAGATTTCAACTTTCATTTAATGCCCCTTCATTTATGGCGCCACCATGCATGCTCTTTGCCGATGCCGTCAGTTTTAAAAATGGTATGCACCTTTGGTCCAGTCGCTACACGGTCACCAAACGACTTAGCCGCAATACCGAACGCCCCCATATCAACCAGTGTTGCTGGGGCTGTTTCCATCTTCCAGAAGCGCTGGCTCTCGATGCGGTAGTGCAAGCGAATGATGCGGTGAGCGAACTCCATGACATCGGCCCGGCTGCCACCCAGCAGGCCAGCATTAAGTAGCGGCTCATCGCGATGCTGCTCGAAGAAATCACTGTAGGCTTTGCCGTGGTGATTCGCTTTCATCCATACGTCGGCATAGGTCTTGTGTTCAGAGCCAACGTAGATTTTTCCGGGCTCCATTTCTTCCCATGGCTCTCGCAGCATCTCAACGTCGGTGCCGTCGGTACACCAGACAAGCCGGTATTCCGGGTGATCGCGCAGGTGCTGGTAGATGTGCAGCCAGCGTGCAAAGTAGGGGCTCATGTCTAACGGTGGCACATCACCCAGTCCAGCACCGGTGGGAGATTCTTTCAGCTCGTCCGCCAGCACAATGGGCAGCGCGCCAGATATAGAATCAGCCCACGCCTGTAACAGCTCGGGGCCGGCTTTCATTTTTACGCCACGCTGGGGATCGGGCTGGCTGGTCAGTAATGTGGTAAGCACAACATTCGGATTTCTACCGTATGACGCAAACCCGGTGTAGCCGCTATCCCGCCGCTCGTTGAAGATTCCGACATTACGCTTCACCAAAGCTTCCCGGTCCGGGCGCGGCACCGAACGAGCGACCAGCTCATGTTCATCCAACGAGTGAATTAACTTTTCCGAACCGACCACGTCAGCAAACGCCCAGGTCGTTAGCCCGGCATTATGAATGCGCAGCGCTAAATCCGGGTGCTCGTACATCCCGCGGCCGTATACCGGATCGAATCCGCCAACTTTCTCGACAGCACTGCGGTGGTAATAGAGCATCACTCCGCGCTGCCCGGTATAAGCGATATGCCTATCATCACGGTACAGCACCGCCATATCATTCAGCTTATTGTGACCAGCCAGATCGAGAAACTGATAAGCCAGGTGTGGTTCAGGTGATTCTATGTAGGGAAGATGCCAGCCAGCAGCGATCGGCCATGCATCGTCATCCCATAGGAATAAGTGCTCGCACCCGGCATCCATAAGAGCCTCGAGGCTTCGGTTTTTCGATACCACAATGCCCTGTGATTTATCGTGCCGAATGAGCCGAATACCATCAGGAACGGAAGCAGCAGGTGTCGAACCATCATCAATAACAACCACCAGCGAACCAGGCGGTAAAAACTGCTTATGCTGAGATATGGCGCGGCTCAGAACGTCAGCGCGATTATGTGTGGTAATGGCAATACCAATACGGGCCACCGTATTGCAGACAGGCGCATACGGGACACCATCAATAGTGACCTGCATAGTTGAACACCTCAGAGAGAATTTAACGCTTTTGAACAGAACCGTGAATGAGTCCACCAGGGCGCAGACTGGCCTTAATAGCTTTGGCAATAGCAGCGCTTAACTCTTCATCATTGTGCTGGGTATTAATGTTCACAGTAATGACATTGCTGTTGTGTGGCGACTCCACAGCACCAGTGGTAACGGTGAAATGCTCAGCCAGAAACACGACCTGTTTTTGAGGTGTTAGCTCAGCGAACAATCCGCTCTCACGCACTGCATCAATAACAGCATTGCGCATATCGTCAGACAATCGGGTTTTCGTGGCGGATGCATCAACGCTGATACCCGTACCTACAACATATTGTTTACTGCTCTCGCCAGCATTAACCTCAATGCCGCAGGTATTCTCCAACTTGCCTCCGTTCGGCGATCCAACGGCTAACATTTTCGGGAAATACTCAGGAATACCTTCGACTCTCTGACGTGTGCCCCATTTGTCATAACTCGCCTTTCCCGCTGGGCTCTGCAATTCGAAACCGTCAGCAGTGGTCATTACGGTCAAGCTCTGCATGACCTCTTTTAGCGATAAATTCTTCATATTCATTTCCTTTTAGATGTGAGCCTGTCGCACGACAATACCGCCCGAGAGGTAACGGTATTACCCTGGCTCACAGCTGAAAGACTTTCTTAGATGTGCGCGTGCGATGCGCATAAAAAAGCCACCAGCAAATGCCAGTGGCTTGGATAATTTTAAACATTAAATATCAGCTGATTTTTTTTAGATATTCTATGACCATTTCAAGATTCACTCTTTCAGGGCCATCGGAATACCATGTGTTCGGTGTCGGCTTATTGGCTTCGTATAGGGGTATAAGGCTCAAGTCAGAATCAGTTATCTTAAAAACCTGGTCTGAAATATCTAGCTTAGAAGCAATTACCCTACTTTTTCCTTCGGGAACCTTGCCATAGTAATCCAGCTTACCTTGCCAGAAAAAAATCTCATACTTGAGAATATCTCCGGATTTTCCTTCTAATACAATCGTGTGTATTAAATGCTTCATGCCATTCCCTTCTTAGTTAAAAGGTTACCTTAGCATTATCACAGACACTCAGTGAATGCCTGCTGTAATGCCTTAGCAATCTGCGTCAGGCTTAGTTACAGATCGGCATGCAGCCATGCAAGCCTGCTTCATTAGCATATCAGCTTGGCGAATCCACTCCACTGCCTCAAAACGTTCGTCAGGAGACATGGTTTCTGTGTGGGTTGCATCCGCATGTTCTCGCAACAAACGAATAAATTGACGGCTTATTTCCTTAAACTGATTCATCTTGCCAACTTCGCCATGAGACAAAGTACGGTAACCAGTTACGGTACTACCATCCTGAGGTTTTGCTTCGCTCATTTGTTTACCTTTTCACTTTGGTGCTGGCAGCTGGCCTGCACTGCTTTGTTATGTGCCAGGATGTCTTTCTTGGTCTGCCTGTCCATCACTTCAATATCGTGCTCGGTCAGGTAGATGATCTTCACCCAGTCACACGATGTATCGATGACTTCAGGTTTTGCGGGTAAAGTTTTCGCGCAGCTCGCGATCAACATCGTCATCAGGCATATGGTTAACAGTCTGCTGTGCATCACTTGCCCCTTTGGTTGCTTCCACACGACGGTTTGAAACGGCTTCGACTGCTGCAGCGTTCTCTTCAGTACGCTGTTTATCGGCTGCCGATTCCGCTTTGCTGGCGCCGCGTGAATGACCAATGCCGAATGCTCCAGCAATAGCCGCAACCACCAGCCCGATAGCGCCAAGAATCATTTCAATTGTCATAACCCAACCCGCTCTCTCATCCAGCCATAAACAAACGACTCGTTAGCCGGGCGCTGCTCTGCCAACTCAAGATAACGTTGCCCCTGGCTGCAATTAATCGACTTAAGCATGACTTGCTCGCCGTCTTTACCGCGCACCGCCAGAAATGATTTAAGCGCGCTGATTGTTCGCGGGCCTATCTGACCATCAGCAATCAGGTCAGGATATAACTGCCCCTGTTGGTTGTAAGCATTGAGCCAGCGCTGAAACCATTTGCTCTGTACTGATGGCCCCATATTCACGCCGGTATCACACAACTCAGCGGCAATCGCGGGAGAAAGTGAAGCTACCTGGTCAAAGCGCGGGCCAGCCCAGAAATCAGCGGTGAGAATTTCCAGGGCTGTTGCGCGAGGTAAGTCTTTCATGCTGCCTGCGTAACCATGCGCCCTAGCGACTGCCTGCGTGATACCCCAGCGGGTCGGACCACCTTTATCATCTGGATGATCGACGTAACCGCCCTCTTTGCCGAGTATGGCTTCAAAGATTTCGTCTTTAGTCATAGGAGCCTCAAAGCATCGACCAGGCGGGCCACGTTCCCTCGGGAGCGCAGGACCACGACACAGATAATGAGATTTACCAGAGCCACCATCCAATGGGATTCGGCATAGATGCCGCACAGATAGGCGATAGGAACACTGGCGTAAACCAGCACAGCAAAATAAGCGAGATGTGATATCCAGGGGCGATGACGAGCCCCTTTCTTGCGGTAGAACATCAGCACACCGACTATCACGACGCAGATCAGCGCGTTTGCTGTCGCTATTGGGTCACTTGTTACCATTGGTTCCCCCTCTGAAACGCGAGAAGACCCCGGCTAAATCCTGGTTGTTGATAAAAGTGAGGATCTTAATGGCTAACGCCGAGATGATTACTGCACCCAGTGCATCAAGAGGCTTGTCACTGTAGCCCGTAAGGACTGCAAGCTTCGAACCCACCAGCCCTGCGCAAAGTACCCCGGCAATATAAGATACGAGGAAGTAAGCAACGCGGCGTGGTGTAGTCAGGTCTGCCGCCGTAGCGACGTAGTAAACGGCGCCAGCGAAAGCGCCAAATACAACGCCGTAATCAAGGCCAGAAAGAATCCCGAAGAATGTGACACCAGTTAATGCAGTGGCTGCTCCGGTACTAGATATTGGATCAGCGGCCATCAAGCCCCCTCTTTTGCTGTGCATCCTCTCAACATGAGGGGAATAAAAAAGGCCGCCTATTGGCAGCCTCGAAGTCTACATACTCTTTACCATCGCGATGGATGCTTAAGATTATGGTGTGGTTCTATATGAACCGAATAAGTTTGTGAGGGTTTATCCTCTACAATCGGGATTCGCCAGCCTGTGGAAAGCAATATGTAACTCTGGCTGCTTGGGACAACCACAGATCCGATTTCTTTCTTGGCGACAAATGCCGTAATTTTTTTCTTATCCATGTAAACCTCCTGTTATGGAAAGTCACATTCTTGTGACTAATATCACATTATCATGAGGTTGAAATTTGAGCAATACAAGCCTCGCCGAAGAGAGGTTTCTGATTTATAAGTGCTGTGTCTTTGTGACGACTCTTATCACACTATCTCTTTATTTGCGTACGCGTTAATATTTATTTTTCAAACCTGAAAAAAAATGGAGAAGATATGGGTAGTTTTAGTTCAAAGGATCTGACCCCGATGACGCCTAATGATTATGCGAGTGAATGGGGACAATCAAGTAATGACCATAAAGCACACAGCGATTACACATGGATTGCCTCACAGTTAGATAAGCCTTCTCTTGTCCTAGAGATCGGATGTGGAAACGGCAATGGTTCAGAAGAGGTTTTACGACTTGGTGCAAAATTAGTTTGCGTGGAAATAAATCAATATCTGATCGAAAAAGCATTGGTTAACCTAGATCTTGCAGGTTACAAAACCAGTGTCATTACACTTGAACAAATCCAAAACATTGACCTGTCATCAGATATAGATTGCTTCATTGTTCATTGCAGCATTTTCGAACAAGAATTAAATTCGTTAGCCAAAAAACTACAATTTGACTACATTTTATTCTCTTTCTTTGGCTCAGCACCAATTCACGCAGCAGAAGAACTTGGACAACCGCTTGATAATTTAGATTCTTCATATGCAAGACACTATAGAGAGAAAGCGACTGTTCGAGCTCATGAATTGAAGAGTATGAGCAGCTTAAATTGTAAATTATGCGTAGTTGACAGACTTCAACAGCCTCCCGGCCACAGCAAGTATGATATCAGGAATGTATATGCAGAAGATCTTTCGAGCAGACTCAGCATTTCTAAGGATCAATTAACCATCAGAACTAAAGTAAATACTGCAATGAGTAAACCAACATCTTCATCAATGCAGTATATAAATGATGGCTCACTTGGACGCAAGCCAGGAATACCACTAATTGCCATCGCATTAATATAAGTTCTTAGCGGTAGATTATTATCTACCGCTAATCTAGGGTTCTAACATACATTTTACCCCATGTATAAAGCCTAGTGCTGTCTGCAAATTCTTTCTAACCGTCCCATCTGAACACTTCCGCTTTTTTGCAATAGCGCGTAGTGAGATACCAATAACAAAATGGGCAATTACAAGTTCATGCGCCTCCGGTTTATATCTCTTCAGCCGTGCCACGCAACCATCAATCATGATCCCTTCATCATCGTCACATTGTGGTCGTGATCTTTTCCCGTGCGGTATAAGCCCTTTAAAACCAGCTGCAATGGGTTGCCAATCAACACCACTATTGTCTGACGCGGCCCAAGCACCCCAGCGGTCTAATACTTCGTACATGTCATGCATTGTTGTTATCTCCCGCATTGGTAGTGATAGCCAGTCCCTGTGGGCTGAAATGTTTCAAGGATGCTTCAAGTTTCATGCTGCCCTCTCATTCTTAGTGTACCGGCGAGATTTGGCTTCAGGTTGCTGGCGACTAAGCTGCTGAGCCTGCGCCTGGTCTATTGGGTAGAAGTGTCCGTTTTGGAAACGACGATAGACGGTACCAAGAGCACCGTTACGGTTTTTAGTGACATTGATTTCTGCAATGCCGCGCGCAGGTGATTCAGGGTTATAAACCTCGTCACGGTAAAGCATCATGATAATGTCGGCGTCAGCTTCAATTTCACCGGAGTTTTTCAGGTCTGCATTGAGAGGTCGCTTGTTCGGGCGAGACTCAACACTTCGGGAAAGCTGGCTTAGCGCAATGACGGGTGTTTTATTAATCTTCGCCAGTGATTTAAGTCCCTTGGACACATCCCCTACTGCCAGATCATGTCGGCTGCTGTTCTGCAGTTTGACGAGGCCAAGGTAGTCGACAGCAATCAGCGTCGTTTCTGGGTGCGCCTGCTTGTGACGAATAGCAGCCTGCTTAATTTGCTCAACATTGAGATCAGTAGCATCAATAATCCAGATGTTACGACCACTCATGCGACTGATACCGTTGGAGATCCTTGCCCAGTCCTCATCCTCCAGTTTGTCCGGAGATTTGAGTCGGGATGCGGATATGCCACCAGCAGCAGATACATGGCGCTCAGCGATCTGAATAGCCCCCATTTCCATACTGAAAAACAGCACACCTGCGCCGGGCTCAGTCACCTTGTCGATGATATCAAGCACCATCTCGGTTTTACCCATTGAAGGGCGGGCAGCCAGCAGCACCAGATCGGTCAGGTCGAATCCACCAGTAATTGAATCCAGTTCATTGATACCCGTCAAAATCGTACGACCTTCACTACGCCCACTCATTTTATCGTCCAGACGCTGGATAATTTCAGGCAACAAATCGTCAATGTTAACGGCTTTTACCGCGCTTTCTTCCGTATCAAGTGCGCCAATGACTCCCTTCACCTCATCAAGTGCAGTCAGGGCTTGCTCACTGGTCACTGATTTGCGTAATGTTGCCAGGGCAGTCTCCAGCACATCCTCAGCCTGCCGTAGCGCTGCATTTCTCCTGAGAACCGCCGCATACTGTATGAGGGAAGATTTCGCCCACGCTTTACGGCTGGCTTCCAGAATTGTCGCTTCCTGTTTTGGCAATGCCTCACAAAGCAGAATGGGATCAATAACGCCTGTCGCGTTCACCTGGTGGCGAATGGCTTCAAAAATTTCCCGATATTGCCAGTTGCCGAACGTCGACGACGGAAGTGACGAAATAATCTCCATTACTTCCGGATCTGCTCCTCGCAGGAACATGCCACCGATAACTGCCCCCTCGATGTCTTCGTTTCGCCACAGAGTTGAATTCATGCCGCCACCTGCCCTTTCTGCTTGCGGTAACTTTCCCAGTTAAAAATCAACTCAGTACCGCCTCCTTCAACCATACGATCCGTGAGTCGCTCACCGATGGCATCAGAAATTTGAGCCGGGGTGAGATTGCTCAGCAAAATGGTTGGCAGCATGCGTTCGTAGCGGGTGTTGAGAATGTCGAACAGAATAATTTTCTCAGCATCAGTGCCGTACTGAAGTCCAACCTCATCGATAATCAGCAAGTCACGGCTGGTATACAGGCGAACAAGCTCATCCTCTGACATATCAGACTCTTTGGACCATGTGCGCTTGATGGCGCGAATAATGCGCATCACTGAAGTTATCAGGACAGTGCTCTGATGGTTACGGATGATATCTTTCGCCAGCGCGGTCACCAGGTGGTTTTTACCGGTTCCCGGCTTGCCTGTGAGGATCAGACTGGTGCCATTCGCCAGCATATCAGGCCACGCAGCAGCGTAAGATTTCATGATGCTCAGGCACTTTTCAGCGCTATCGCAAACGACTTCGTAGTTGCTGAATTCGCAAGCTTCAAAACGTGGCGCGATATACGCATCTTCCGTCAATATATCAATCTGGATAGCAACTCTGGATTGCTCGGCAACGTCAATCTCTTTCTGAATACAGACCGGGCAGCGGGATGATTTTTCGGATACACGCCCTCTGAACTCCATCCAGATACGTATCTTCTGATAATCACCATGCATGCTGCATGTTGCCACCTTAGATTCCTGCTTGTCGTAGCAGCGATCCGTAAGGGCGATTTCACCACCTGCAAACGCCAGCTCCTCAGCCAGGTTATCCATCGTGACAGCCAACGAATGGATATCCCGTTTTCGTGTATCAAAATTCGTATGGCTCATGCGTTACCTCTCGCCCAGGTTGGTGTGCTGGTTGTACCGTAGTCGCGGTCGTTAAATCCGGAGTGCTTATTATCTTGTGGCTTAGGTTGCTGCGGACCAGCTACTGTCCAAGCGCTCTCAAATTCCAACCCCGGACCAAAGAAGCGAGAGCCCTGCATCACAAACTCGGTACCTGCTTTTCCGGTAGCCATCTGATATGCCGCGTATCGCTTTACCCCTTCCTGCATGGACTCAGCAGTTACTCCATCACGCAAGCGAGCATTCCAAGCCTGATAAGCCTTATTCTTTGGGTTGCTTCCCTGCCGTGCCGGGTAAGCTTTCCACGCATTTTCAAATTCAGATGAATATTCCACTTTTGATGACTTAACTGGTGTACTGGCACCAGCCTGTGCACCAACAGGTTTTAAAGGTTCATTGACTGGTTCATTGATAGGTTCAAAAGAGTGACTGATTCTGGGTGCAGCTCCTGCACTACCACCTAGTGAATCTATTGCACCACCCGGTGAATGCGCTGCACTACGTAGTGAATATCCTGCACTACCACCTAGTGAATCTCCTGCACCATTTAAGGTAAGGCGATAGAGGTTGCTTGAATTACCCTTAGGTCCAGTTCTTATCTGTTTAAGAAGCAATCCAGCATCGCAAAGCGCATCGATATGGATGATCACGGAACGGCGACTAATTTCGCATTGGTCAGCTATATATTGGAGGCTTGGCCAGCATTCGCCAATATCGCTCGCATTGTCTGCCAGCTTGATCAAAACAAGTTTACGCAAGGGATTCCCTACCTTGATTTTGAAAGCCTTCACCATAAGATCCATGCTCATACTGATGCCCTCTTAGGATCTTGCAGATAAGTCCTTGCCAGGGACTTTTTGTTTGAATACATCATTAGATTAAGCAGCATTTTCGACCCCCTGCTTTTGAGTAGGAAAAATCTTTATCTCTTCAGCGTCAATAGAACCGTCTGCGTTGAGGGTGATAAAAATTCTTCGATTGAGTCGGATTGCCTTACTAATTGCACTCTGTCTGACGCCAAGTTGGGTGGCTGCGTTGGCCTGACCAACCTCTTCAGCAAAATTTTTAAGGGTTATTTTTCGCATTTTGTACCTCCTCGAATAAATATAACTCGCGGTTATTATTATTGCAACACCGCCGGTTATTGATTTATATTCCTTGCGGTGATAATTTCTTTCGCAAAAGGAGATTCAACATGAAGAAAAAACCACTGACTGCTGAGCAGCTGCAAGATGCCGAAAGGCTAAAAGCGATTTACGACAGCAAGAAAAAAGAGTTGGGTCTTTCACAAGAAATTTTGGCAGAAAGGCTAGGGATCAGTCAGAGCGCAGTTGCGCAGATATTGGCTGGAAAAAATGCCTTAAACATGAAGCGAGCTTTCGAGATTGCAGAAATCCTTCATGTTCCAGTTGAAAAATTTAGTCCTTCGCTGGCAAGTGAAGCTCAGCAACTAACACGTTCCAATGTCTCTTTTGCAGGAACCTATAAGCCAGGGAATAAATACCCTGTTTTGAGCAGCGTTCAGGCGGGCGCATGGTGTGAAGCTGTTGAAGCATATTCAATAAAAGACGTGGATCAGTGGCTTGAATCTGATGCTCATGTCCAGGGTGAAGGGTTTTGGTTGAAAGTAGAAGGTGACTCTATGACTGCACCTATGGGCATTAGCATACCTGAAGGCACTTACGTCCTTTTCGACACTGGCCGGGATGCTAATAACGGAAGTTTAGTAATAGCCAAGCTAGAAGACTCCAATGAAGCGACTTTTAAAAAACTAATCATCGATGGTGGACAGAAATACCTTAAGGGTTTAAACCCAGCTTGGCCCCTCATTCCTGTAAATGGAAATTGTCGCATCATTGGTGTAGCAATACAGACCACAATGATGCTGGTTTGATGTAGCTATCTCACTCAGATGATGACCCGGTACGCCGGGTTTTTTTACGCCCAGACAAAGACTAATAAAAAATAACTTCTTAACATTCATATATATAACCGCAAATTATTATTTATTATAACCAGCGGTGTTTACATGCAAAGAACCGCGAGTTATATTCATTTCATCGGCAAACAACGGAGCCAATGAGATGACTCACCAAGAACGCAGCAAGCTATCGCCAGGACAAGACAAAGGCCTTCCGCAATTTGATATTCATGACAAGCTGGAGCAGGAAATTAAAAATTCCGGTAAGAGTCATTCTTATATGATGGCAGCCCAACCCCATCAAGGTGATGCTAATTTTGAGTTCATTACCAGTTTATTTCCTGAACTTCTTTTTCTTATTTACAAACGAATTGATGAGTACTTTGTACTCGTAGATTTCTTCAAAACATACGAAGAAGCTTGCGATGAAGCAAAAGCTATTATTGATTCCCGCCCGAGACTTAAAGCAAGTTTGAATTCATGGATTGAACACTCACAAAACAATTAATCAAATTGCGACTTAATTGACAGCCTAACGGCTGGGGTCAAACTCAGCCAGAGGAAATAAAAATGAATATTACCGCCGATAAGAAATTTAATAAAAGATTACAAGCCTGCAATGCTGGAATTATCCCATTTAATTTACAACCTTATGGCATTGAGCAGCAATTTGTTATCAACATGCCTGACGATTCTATGTCTGGCACCATTGAGGCTGGAGAGCAATGCCTCGTAAAAAAGCATCAGGGTAATTTGTGGGATGCGGTCTACTTATATGAACTTGACGGCCAGCATTTTATTAAACGCCTTCAGACGGTGAAAAATAAATTACTGATAATTTCTGACAATAAGCTTTATGAAACTTGGGAAGCGAGCGAGGAAATTAAAAAGCAGATGAATATTATCGGAATGGTGACAGCTTACCTTCAGATACATCGTATTGGTTGAGGTGTAATCATGACATTCATTAAAGACCTCGCAGCATATAAAACAGCATTGCTTTACATGGCGAACGGGCAAGAGGTTATTGCTCACATCTATCTAAAAAAAGCATATGGACATTCCTCATGAGAAACATTATTGAACGCAACAGAAAAAGAATTCTTAACGCAGCTTTAATCAGGCTCCAGCGTAAAACAGGTGGCAATCTCCTGATGGTTAACTTACCAGATGGAAAAATCGAAACCGTAGAAGTCACTGAAAATTTCATGAATCAATTATTGCTACGTTTCGAGTTATTGGTTTATGGCGAATATGGAAGAAAGGACGGTGAAGGCGTTATTAAATCAAGCTATGAAAATGCCATTGAAATTAACCGTGATACCGAATACCTGACCGATTCCGGAAAATTAATAATTGATGACTTATTACAGGAAGTTGTCGATTACGCGAAAAAGAATCACCTGAACAGGAGCGACAAATAATGGCGCTTACAGCAATCCGCGTTCCTGAGTGGGTGCATACCCAGGCGGTTAACACACTCGGCAGGTACAGAAAGCGGCGGGTGAATCCCTGCCGTATGCATGGCTCGGGAAATCTGAGCCTGAAGGTTAACCGGCGCTGGCGGCTGCTCTCCAGAGATGGCGGCCAGAACTGGGAAGTAATGAGCCACGAACGCTACAGCAAACTGAAGGACAGAAAATGATGACCACCAGCAAAGTTAAATCAGGCATCGACGCAGCGTTTAGCCGCCCTCTCCGCCCGGTGTACATCGTGACACGTCACGGATACCGCAAGCGCTGTCTGAGCCGTAGCGCCGCGCTGAACAACCTGGCGCATTACATGACTACTCATGTTTTCCGTCTGATTGGTATCAGGACCCATAACCCGGATATGCCAGTACAACGTGATGGCGTGATCGTCCACCAGCTAGGACAGCCAACCGAACGCTATCTGTCGGCACATGCCCGCTGCATTCGCCGTATACGTCGCCTGCTGGCCCGTAAACGTGAGATCCAGCAGTGGCAGGAAAAGCACGACGCATTAACCGATCAGTACCGTGAGTTCATGAAAACGAAGCCATTTTAAGGGAGAGACAAATGAAATCTATTGTTATCAAAAATACTCAACTTCCTGTCGTAGATTACCGCGGTCTGCGAGTGGTTACCTTCTCAATGGTTGATGATGTACATAACCGTCCCGATGGAACAGCCAGCAGAGCATTCCGTGAAAACCGAGACCGCTTCATTGAGGGGGAGGATTTCTACACTGTTAGTACCGACGAAATTCGTCGGGACAAATTTTATACACTATCTGTGATGGCCCGAGGTCACGTTACCTTCCTGACTGAATCCGGCTACTTGATGCTGGCAAAATCACTTACCGACGATCTCGCCTGGCAAGTACAACGCGAACTGGTGGGCTCATATTTCCGTCAATCGCAGCCTAAAACCCAGAATGAAATCATCGCTGCTATGGCGCTGGCTAATGTTGAGCAAGAGCGACGACTGGTAAGTGTTGAAGAAAAAGTTGAAGACGTGGCCGCTACTATTCAGCAAATAAAACAAGGTTCGATCCCCACTGGCTGGGCTGGTTATTCCCTTCTACGAGTGAAATGCGGCATGACCGATACGAAATGCCGCACCCTGGTTAAAAGCTATAGCGTTCCAACTGACATAATCACAATCATGACCCCTGACGGCCAGCCTCGCTCTATGAAGATTGTGCTTGAGTCGGATTTCATGACGACTTTCCGCACGATGATGTCAGAGGCGGAGCAGCGCGGAACGAAGTGGCATCACCCTCAAATGGGGCTGTTCCAGGTTATCGGATGGGAAGCGCAATCATGAGTAGCCCACAACTGAATCGTGCACTCGCCCTTATTAGCGAGGCTTACCTGATTCATCTGGTAACGCTTCATCGCCGCCCAGTTTACCGCCATGAAAACGGTGATATCGCCCTCAATGCTCCATCTATTGCAGGTTTTATCGATGGCTACCTGGCGGAGCGTTGGTCACCTCTGAAGCGAACCGGGATGTATATGCAGTTACTGAACATTGATGCAATGACCGAACGAGGCAAGACCGGCTACCTCGTTCACTGGGGAGAGGTACCTCAGCTTAAACCACGCGGCATTCGTTTTCTTGATGCGATGTTCCGCAGGTTCGGCGAGATGGTTCAAGAACTTGGTGGTCAAGAAGCAGCGCAGAAATGGGTGGAGGAGCAGGTGAAATGAAGATCGATCATCAAGTTCAAGGCGTTATCTCAACGATAACCATTACAAGCACGGTACTTGAGCTCCGCAAGCATAACCGTGCGGTAGATTCCGCCCTGATTATGGCACCAGGCACAATCGTTAAACGTAGCGGCGTGATCTTCATGAAATCGATTATCACCGGAAAATCCCGCGATGTACTGCGGGCGTATCGGGTAGCGGTAAGGGAGGCAGCACGATGAGCAATATTCAACTGGAAAACGGGCGTATCAATCTGGAAGGGTTGAATGGGATTGCAGACCACCTTAAGGCGCTGGCTATCACGAACAGGACTTTGGATACCTTGAAGGAAAAACTGTCCAGCAGTGAAGACAAAGACAGCGACTGGCATCATCGGGCAACAGCAGCCCATAAAGGTTGGTTCTGGATGCGCAGTCGAATTTGCGAACGTCTGTCTGTTCTTCGCAGAGAAGAGAAAGAAATGAACGTTATGCGCGCTCGATTTGAGGATGAAGAGCTGCTTTCCCTTCTGAGAAAGCAGGTAACAAAAGCGGATTTAGCCTCATTACGTCTAGTCGCTCGTGCTATTGCAGAAGAACGTTTGCAGGAAGCACTCAGCAAGTCAGAGGATAATTATGCCTGAGCATGCTGACCTTAACGACACGCTGGTGAAAGCCAGCGTCCAGATTGACGACGGATGCGACCATACAAAGCAGCTGGTTTGGAAGATGAATGCCAAGCGGGATATGCGGAACGGCGTCAGTGTGCCAATGCCACCAGCTCCGAAAGTAGCGGCATCGAAGATCGAACCGAAGAAGAAGCCCCGGAAACGAGGTTATCGAGTAGTGCAAAAAGCAATTGGCGCGGTGTGAGGTAAATGATGAATACAGTATTTTTATTGCTTGCGGAGTTTGGTACTCCAACGATTCCTTTGGCTGACGTATCAGAGAAATACTTCGGTATGAAACCAGCCACGGCAGAAAAAAAAGCCGCTCTCGGTGATCTTCCTGTTGCTACTTTTCGCGCCTCTGAAAGCCAGAAGG